CTGCGTATGCATCAGGAGCATTAGTTAAATGTCGTAAAGTAGGTGCTGCAAACTGGGGCAATAAAACTAAGAAAGAAGAATTCTCAAATTGGAGAACTGAATATAAACCAACTGACTATGAGTTCACTGATCTCATAACACCAGATCCACTTCAACCAACCGAAGGTCTTGGATCTAAGTTACTCGGAGAAGCAGGTAAAAAGTGTTGGAAGGGATACAAGAAAGCAGGAACTCAAAAACTGTTTGGTAAGACTTACAACCGTTGCGTGAAAGCAGGTGATGAAGTAATTCATGATGGTGAGCAGATTGATGAGAAGAAAGGATGTAATCATACTCATGAAGGAACAGAGTGTCCTGTTCATGGAATGACTGATTGCGACCAACCTAAAAAGTTTAAAGGTGGAGATGGTGGCAAGATGGGCCCAAATAAAAATTATGTAAAACCAATGGGTATGTACTCTGAAGCCGTTCAAATTCCCAGAAAAACTGGTCAAATTATACGGGTGTTTCTTACCTTCCGTGGTAAGATGTACATTATTCAGATGTTCTTCCCATCCGTTGTTAAACCAAGCAGAGCAGAAGTACAAGCACAGATTGATAAAGTTTATCCTGGCGGTAAAGTAAGGAATTATGACATTTCTGATTATGAACCAGGACAACCTCTTCTACATACGGAAGACTGGCAAAAGAAATCTGGCAAAAATCCTGAAGGAGGACTAAATGAAAAAGGGCGGAAGTCGTATGAGCGTGAAAACCCAGGAAGCGATCTTAAGAGACCTTCAAAGAAAGTTGGGAACCCTCGTAGAAAAAGTTTTTGTGCGAGAATGAAGGGTATGAAGAAGAAATTAACTTCTTCCAAAACTGCTAATGATCCAGATAGTAGAATCAATAAGTCACTTAGAAAGTGGAATTGCTGAGTAATCTATGTCTGATAATGTATACCTTGGCAATCCCAACCTAAAAAAAGCTAATACTGCCATTGAGTTTACTCAAGAACAAATTCTTGAGTTTATGAAATGTAAGGAAGACCCTGTTTATTTTGCCAAAAATTATATCAAAATTGTTTCTCTTGATGAAGGTCTTACTCAATTTCATCCATATCATTTTCAAGAGAAGTTAATCAATAATTTTCACGAAAACAGATTTAATATCTGTAAAATGCCACGGCAGACTGGTAAATCCACTACAGTCGTATCTTACCTTTTGCATTATGCTGTCTTCAATGACAGTGTTAACATTGGTATTCTGGCAAACAAAGCAGCAACCGCAAGAGAACTACTTGGAAGGTTGCAGACTGCGTATGAAAACTTGCCCAAGTGGATGCAGCAAGGTATTGTGGCATGGAACAAAGGATCTTTGGAGTTAGAAAATGGCAGTAAGATATTGGCAGCTTCTACGTCTGCAAGTGCTGTCAGAGGTATGTCGTTCAACATCCTCTTTCTCGACGAGTTCGCGTTTGTCCCGAATCACGTTGCTGACTCGTTCTTTGCATCTGTTTATCCTACTATTACTTCTGGTCAAAACACCAAGGTAATTATCGTATCTACTCCACACGGTATGAATCATTTCTACCGTATGTGGCATGATGCGGAAAAGAGTAAGAATGAATATGTACCAACAGATGTTCATTGGTCTGAAGTACCTGGAAGAGACTCCAAGTGGAAAGAGACTACGATTGCCAACACATCTGAACAGCAGTTTAAGGTTGAGTTTGAATGTGAATTTCTAGGCTCGGTTGATACGCTTATTGCACCTAGCAAATTAAGAACTTTAATATATGATAATCCTATTCAAAGAAATGCTGGACTAGATGTTTATGAACCAGTAAAAGAAGATCATGATTATGTGATGACAGTCGATGTTGCCAGGGGAGTTGGAGAAGACTACTCTGCATTTGTATGTGTAGATATTACAGAGTTCCCCCATAGAATTGTTGCCAAGTATAGGAATAATGATATAAAACCAATGTTGTTCCCAAATATTATCTACGAGGTAGCAAAGAGTTATAATAGCGCATACATTTTATGTGAGGTAAATGATATCGGAGACCAAGTTGCCAGTATTCTGCAATATGATCTTGAGTATCAAAATCTGTTAATGTGTTCTATGAGAGGTAGAGCAGGACAGATTGTTGGTCAGGGATTTTCTGGTAAAAAGACTCAATTAGGCGTCAAGATGTCTAAGACTGTCAAAAAGGTAGGATCACTTAATCTTAAAACTTTAATTGAAGAAGATAAACTTATTTTTAATGATTATGAGATTATTTCAGAACTAACAACCTTTATTTCAAAACATAATTCATTTGAAGCAGAAGAGGGATGTAATGATGACCTGGCAATGTGTCTTGTCATCTATGCTTGGTTAGTTCAAATGGATTACTTTAAGGAATTAACTGATCAAGATGTTCGTAAAAGATTATATGAAGAACAAAAAAATCAGATTGAACAGGATATGGCACCATTTGGATTTCTGAATGATGGCCTAGATGATGATACTTTTGTCGATGCTCAGGGTGATCGTTGGTCTAATGCTTCCGTTGGTGAATATGGTGATATGTCATACATGTGGGACTATCGCTAATGGATCTAGATGGACAGATAAAATTAGGACATCTACTTTTACAGGATAGAAAATGCAGATCTTGTGGAGAAACAAAAAACTTAGTAGAAGATTTTTATAGAACCAGAAAGGACAGAGGTGCAGTTGCATCCTCATATTCATACGAATGTAAAGAATGCACTATAAGAAGAATATTGGATAATAAAAAATGTAATAATATATGGGAGTATCCAGATTGGTAGTTCGCGTCGTGTTTCCCCTGTGAAAACCTAGGTTTTGATAAATATTTTCAGATAAACTGAGATCACGGAGAACTAAAACATGGCGACTCCTCAATTATCTCCTGGAGTACTGGTAAGGGAGGTTGACCTAACTGTAGGGAGAGCTGATAATGTACTTGATAACATTGGTGCCATTGCTGGACCATTTGAAATTGGACCTGTAGAAGAAGTTACAAACATTACTAATGAGCAGGATCTCATTAGCGTGTTTGGAGAACCAAAAAATAGCGATGCTCAATATGAGTACTGGATGAGTGCATCATCTTATCTCTCATATGGTGGTGTTCTTAAGGTTGTTAGAGCAGATGACGATGACCTTAAGAGTGCTAACGCTGGTGTAGGTATTGCAAGCACTACTACACTAAAGATCAAGAACTACGACGATTATGTAAATAATGCGTCTGATACGTCAGTTAACTTCCTATATGCTGCTAAGAACCCTGGTTCTTGGGCAAATAGCCTTAAAGTTTGCTACATCGACGATTTTGCAGATCAAACACTAGGAATTAGCACTGCAAACCTTAGTAATGCAGGTGCTATAGTTGGTCAAGGTGTTACTGCAGCAGTAACTGGAGTGCTTCCAGGATCTGGTTCAACTTCAACCTTCACTGGATATGTAAAAGGTATTATCACTGGAGTCAGCACAGATTCAGGTGGAAGCAGTTCAATTGACGTTAAAATTGTTTCTAGAGTCAGTTCTGCTGGAGCAGAGACTAGAATTGATTACGCAGAGGGAGATTCTTTCTCCTCATTTGGTACATCTAACCCACTGTTCTTTGTTAACTCTGTAGGAGTTAATACAGGAGCTCTTGGATCTCAAGCAACAGGCACCACTGCTTCATCCGCAGTTGATTGGTATGATCAGCAAACTTTAGGTCTTTCAAACTCCACTATTTTCTGGAGTACCCTTGCACCAAAACCTGGTACTAGTGTCTATGTAAGTGATAGACAAGGACATAACGATCAACTTCATATCGCTGTTGTTGATGACAATGGAGATGTAACTGGAATTAAGGGTAATATCCTTGAAAAGCATACTGATCTTTCTAAAGCAAGTGATGCTGTTTCCAATGTTAATGCACCTCAAAGAACCTACTATAAAGATTACCTCCGTGATCTTTCTGCAAACATCTATGCTGGAGCAGATCCTCTAGCAGCAGCTGATGCTTTCCATGGAACAACTCCTGCTGCAACAGGATTTACTGCATACACTGGAGTTAAGGCAGCATCCTTTACACCTGAAACTGCTTCAACCAACCAATCTGGAACAGTCGCACAGGATAAGCAATTCCTTGCAATTGGTGCCAAAACCTACACCATCATGGGTGGTAATGACTACCAGACCTCTGGTGGAGATGGTTACAAGGCAGATCTTGGAAAACTAATTACTGCTTACGGATTATTTTCCAACAAAGATGAAGTTGAAGCAGACTTCATAATCATGGGTCCTGGTTGTGCTACAGAAGCAGAATCGCAAGCAAAAGCAAACTACATCATCTCTCTTTCAGAGTCAAGAAAAGATTGCATGTCTTGCATCGGTGCTCACAGAGAAAATCTGGTTGCAGCAGCAGGAACACCTGGCGGTTCACTTCTGACCACAGAGCAGCAAACAACAAATCTTCTCAGATACTTTGGTCCTCTGACATCTTCATCTTACGCAACGTTTGATTCAGGATACAAATACACCTTTGATAGATTCAACAACAGGTTCGTCTATATTCCAACCAACGCTGATGTTGGCGGAATGATGGCAAGAACCGCACTTCTTGCTTTCCCATGGTTCTCGCCTGCAGGACAGCAAAGAGGTGTTCTAAACAATGCAGTCAAACTTGCTTATAACCCAAGCAAGGCACAAAGAGATCGTCTCTATCCTAAGAGAATTAACTCCTTCATCACTTCACCTGGTGCAGGTACATTCCTCTTCGGTGATAAGACTGCACTTGGATTCGCATCTGCGTTTGATAGAATCAATGTTCGCCGCTTGTTCCTCACTGTTGAGCAGGCACTGGAAAGAGCAGCACAGGCTCAACTGTTTGAACTGAACGACGATCTAACCAGAGCGAACTTCAGAAACATCGTTGATCCATACCTCCGTGATGTTCAGGCGAAGAGAGGACTCATTGACTATCTCGTTATTTGCGACGAGACTAATAATACTCCTGATGTGATCGATAACAATGAGTTTAGAGCAGACATCTTCCTGAAGCCTGCTAAGTCTATCAACTTCATCACCCTTACTTTCGTAGCAACGCGAACAGGCGTTTCTTTCTCGGAAGTAGCAGGTAGAGTTTGATCATTAATTATAAAACAAAGGAGGATTTCTAAAAATGTCAAACTTACGCACACTCTCAAAATTCCACAGCAAACTGCAGGGTGGTGGTGCAAGACCCAATCTATTTGAGGTTCAAATTCCTAACCTGCCAGATGCTGCAACTGGATCAACACCAAATGCAGAATGGGGAACTGATGTTCAGGAGAACTTCAGTATACTTTGCAAGGCAGCAAACCTGCCTGCATCAAATATTGCTTCCATTGATGTTCCCTTCAGAGGTCGTACTCTGAAGGTTGCTGGAGATAGAACCATCGATAACTGGACTATTACTGTTATCAATGATGAAGACTTTGCAATCAGAAATGCTATGGAAGCATGGATGAACGGTATTGCTAGACTTAGCAATAATACTGGAGCAACAAAACCAGATACATATATGACTGATGCATATGTCTATCAACTTGGTAGAGGCTACTCTGGCAATAGACATAGTGGTAAAAATTCTGATACTGCCGATGGTACTAAAGTCACTCCCTTGAAGTCATACAGATTTATTGACATCTTCCCAGTTGCTGTTGCTGCAATCGACCTTTCTTATGACTCAAGTGATACTATTGAAGAATTCACTGTAGAATTCGCAGTTCAAAGTTTTGAATCAGTCTCTAGCGATCAAACTGGAGTTGATCTGAACTAATAAATAGAATTGATAAAGTTCTAATATAATAATGTCAAAATTGTTTGGGTTCTCGATTGAGGACAACGAACCACTCTCACCTTCAGCGGTCTCCCCCGTTCCTCCTAATAATGAGGACGGGGTTGACCACTACATGAGTAGTGGTTTTTTTGGTTCTTATGTAGATATTGAAGGAGTTTATAAAACTGAATTTGATCTTATTAAGAGATATCGTGAAATGGCACTACACCCTGAGTGTGATAGTGCTATTGAAGATATTGTAAATGAGGCAATTGTTTCAGATTCCAACGATAGCCCTGTAGAAATTGAACTTTCTAATCTTAATGCTAGTGATGGTATTAAGAAGACAATTAGACAAGAGTTTAAACATATTCTTGATTTATTGGACTTTGATAAGAAAGCTCACGAAATTTATCGTAACTGGTATATTGATGGAAGACTTTATTATCACAAAATTATCGATCTAAAGAATCCTGAAGAGGGTCTTCAAGAACTTCGTTATATTGACGCAATGAAAATGCGTTATGTAAGAAAGCAAAAGAAGAACAAGAAAGCAGAATTAAATAAACTCAATCCTCTGAAAAATGATCCGATGGATTATGATTTTCCAGAGTTAGAAGAGTTCTTTATTTACAATCCCAAAACAACTGGTACGGGTAATCCCATGCAGACCAGTACAAATGCAGGGATTAAGATGACTAAAGACTCAGTTGCATATTGCACTTCGGGTCTTGTAGATAGAAATAAGGGGTCAACTCTTTCATATCTTCACAAAGCAATTAAATCTCTCAATCAACTCAGAATGATTGAGGATAGTCTTGTTATTTACAGATTATCAAGAGCACCTGAGCGTAGAATTTTCTACATTGATGTTGGTAATCTACCAAAGATGAAAGCAGAACAATATCTGCGTGATGTAATGATGCGCTATCGCAACAAACTTGTTTATGATGCAAACACTGGAGAGATTCGTGATGACAAAAAATACATGGCGATGCTTGAGGATTTCTGGCTTCCTAGAAGAGAGGGAGGACGTGGTACTGAAATTTCTACTCTTCCTGGAGGTCAAAACCTTGGCGAAATTACAGACATTGAGTACTTTAAGAAAAAGTTATACAGATCACTCAACGTCCCCCCGTCTAGAATGGATGGCGAAGGCGGATTTAATCTCGGTAGATCCTCCGAAATCCTCAGAGACGAACTGAAGTTTACTAAGTTTGTTGGTCGTTTGAGAAAGCGTTTCTCTCAAATGTTTAATGACATGCTGAGAACTCAATTACTCTTAAAAAATATAATTACTCCAGAAGACTGGGAGGTAATGAGTGAGCATATTCAATATGATTTCCTGTATGACAATCATTTCTCAGAACTGAAAGAAGCAGAACTGATGAATGAGAGACTGTCATTGGCAGCAACTGCAGAAGCTTATGTTGGCAAATACTATTCTCAGGATTATGTTCGCCGTAAGATTCTGCGCCAAACTGATATTGAAATCCTTGAGCAGGACAAACTGATTGAAAATGAAATTAAAAAAGGTATCATTCCTGATCCAGCAACAATTGATCCTGCAACTGGACAACCTTTAGATCCAGCAGCAGGTATGGATTTAGGTAAACCACAAATGGAACCTGAGATCGATGGGTCTCCAACAGAAGCACCAGAACTACCTAAGGGTGGTGAAATATAAATAAAATTA